TAACTATTTGTGCTGGTTTGTCAACCATTCCATTGGAATCTGGTTGTGCAGTTGGAATTAACTGTCAAGGTCCAGAATGGGATGAATTGATTTCTCATGTTACGCAATATGGTTCGAATAATATTTTCGCTGGAGATTATTCTAAATTTGATCTCCGATTGCCTGCTCAAGTGATTAGAGCTTCTTTTGAATGCTTTATTCGCATTGCGAAGGCTTTTGGTTATTCAGATGAGGATATCTTGATAATGAAAGGTTTGTGTGCTGATATTTCCAACCCGACTATTAGTTGGAATGGCACATTATTGATGTTACAAGCTTTGCATTTATCTGGAAGTAGTCTTACAGTTTATATCGGTACTATTAGTAGCCAGTTAATGTTGCGTACTCATTGGTATGACCAATGGTATTCGACTCCAAAATTGACTGGTATACCTTATACCGTTGTCCCGGCATTTAGAGACTTTGTGTCTGCTATGGGATATGGAGACGACCTCTTCGGAGGAGTTTCTTCTAGGGTTTCTGACCTTTTTAACCATGTTACGTATGCCCGTTTCATGGCTAAGCATGGTATGTTGTTTACTATGCCTGATAAAGAATCAGAACCTGTGCCTTTAATGAATATTGACAATGTTGATTTCCTAAAGCGTAAATCTCGTTATGCATCCGAACTTGGATGTAGAGTTGGCGTTTTGGATGAGTTGTCGATTTTCAAGTCGCTTCATGCTGTTTTGCTTTCTAAGGATTTGACTCCTCAGGAAGCAGCTGCAATTAATATTGATGGAGCGATTAGGGAATTTTATTTCCACGGTAAGAAAGTATTCAATAAGCGTATAGGTCAATTACGTGAGGTTGCAAAGGATTGTGATCTTACTGACCGTTGTTCTAATTTGGACACTACTTTTGAGTACTGGACTGCTAAGTGGAAGCAGAGGTATAGGAATGGTCCTCCAGTTGATGACAGAGATGTCTTCAAACTGGATGAGATTGTTTTTATTGCCCCTGAATAAGTTTGGTGTCACCCTTTGTGTGGCCGGGCCTTGGACAAAGTCCCGTTAATGTACAAATGTCCCTTATGTATTGATTACCTTTATTTTACATGTTTACCTATGTGTGTATTTTAATTGCTTGCATATTGTGTCGTCATCCTCGTATGGCACCTCTATTTAGAGGAGATTGACAATCGAATCTATAGGAAATCCGGACTACTTTAACACGAGTAGTTACGGCTTACATAGTGTGTTACTGATACTAAAAATTCTATTGAAATGAATAATTCTGATAATTATGATACGAATTATCAGTATACTCAATCTGCTTCTATGCAGAGTGATCCTATCGTATCATTTAATAATGCTGACACGAGATGGATGCATGAAATTTTATCCAATCGCGATCCCACGTATATGTTGAGTAAGCGTGAGGATGGTGATTTGGGAGCATTCCTATCTCGTCCTGTTAAGATTTATTCTGCGACTTGGTCTACTGGAGTCGGGTTCTCTGCTGAGATCGATCCTTGGTCCTTGTTTTTGAATAATCTTAACGTTAATAGAAGGATAGAAAATTACTATTTACTTCGAGGCGATCTTGACTTGAAGATTATGATTAATGGTAATCCCTTTTATTACGGCAGGATGTTGGTATCTTATAATCCTTTATCTACATTTAGGCTTTTTGATGCCCTTCCTGGTGAGGGCTTGTATGTATATCAAGCCTCACAAAGACCGCATATCTTTTTAGATCCTACTACCTCTACTGGTGGCAATATGTGTGTTCCATATTTTTATCCCAAGAATTGGGTTAGTTTACCATATGGTGAATATGATAAGCTAGGAACTCTTTCGTTTACCAGTATTGCTGA